CTAGAGAGCCGGTGTTACTCCTTTGCGTTCTATTGGCGTATCTTGCAATTTCTTAGCCATATCAAAGCAAAGATTATCAAGCACATATAAAGCCTGTGTTAGTCCAACTCTGTCGCCGTCATCTTTACAAATACTACCAAGCCCTTCAAGTAAGACGCTAAGACCAAATAAAAGCTCTCTGGCATTTTCTACCTCGTCTAAATAAAATACGCTTATGTCTTTCATAACGCACCTCTTATTACTTTTTTAACAGCATTTTCACTTCTTCCCACCACTCTGCAAATTTGAGCCTGAGATAATCCTTCTTTGTATAACCTTAAAATTTCCACTCTTTCGTTGTCGTTTAGCCACCTATTGTAGTTTGTCGCACTTTGCATTTTTTGTCTTAAAAGTAGATTTTCACGCTCAAGCGTTGCATAATACTTATTTTTATACTCGTCTGCTTCGCTTGACTTTTGACTTAGAGTGGTTAGAACTTCGGCAAATTTTTCGTTTGCTATTGCAAAAGAGCCTCTCATTTGGTAAAATTCCTTTACCAACGCCTTTTTAAACTCTCGCACGATAGTGGTGTTTTGCAAGTATGTTAAAAGTAGCGTTGCTTGCGGTTCGTTTAGGTAATAAATTTTACTTGGACGACCGCCCAACTCCGCATTTAAGGGTTTTACGATTTCAAATCCTAAAACTCCAAACTCCTCAAAATCACTCAAATGATTATCAATAAGCCTTTTTACACTACTAGCTTCATTATCGGTATTTTGAGCGATTACGGTATGCGACACGCTAGGCGTGCCGTCATACAAAGCTACAAATTTACTCATTTTGTCTCCTTTAAATTTTTAACTTCATTTTCAAGGCGTGTTAAACGCCACTCATCAACTCCAATCCACGCTGCCAAAACAGCGATTAAGATAAATTCAAAGCTCATTTTTGCTCCTTTTTTGGTATAATCGCAACACGGAAAAGATGAAAGTCCCGCAACCTGCGGGCTGTTTGTCTAGCTTGTTAAGAGCTTGACTATCGCCATTGCGTAAAAGGCGATTTGTAAGATTGTCGCGATCAACCTTAGCTTTTTCATCTTTTCCTCCTTTCGTTTAGATTTAAAAGATACATTTTTTTATATCTTTTATGCTGTAATTATACATTATTTTTTAACTAATGTCAAGCCTTTTATACATTTTTATTGTATTTTTTTAAAAAATAAGTATATTTTTATGAACTTTTATATATAATAATGAAAAAATAAAGGATAAAGATGGATATACAAACATTTGAAACAAAGTTAAACGAGTTAAATTTAACAAAAAAAGAGTTTGCAAATATAGTCGGAGCTGTTTATAATGGCGTCGTGAACTGGAATACAAAAGGCGAAACGCCAAAGTGGGTTGATAGCTGGCTAGAAAATTATGAAAATGTAGAAAAAAAAATTGAAAGTGACAAAATGCTTGACATAAGAGCATTTTTGACAAACCAGTATAATTTACAAACTTCCCAAAAAGAAGACGACTGTCTAAAATTGAACTATAAATTTAATAATGTTAGCGTAAATTTATACTTCGATATTTATGATGTAGATAGCATTGCTTTTCATATGATATTAATATATGAAGAGTCCTATTATTATACAGCTCTAAATATAGACAATATCATATCTAGAAATCAATATCTAACCAAAGTTCCTGAGAATATTTTATTTAAAATACTCACGAATGGTTCTTTAGATAAATTTTATAATAACATGAGACAAAGAATTTTAGAAGATAAATTTATAGCAAGTAAATATAGCAAAGATATAGATTTTAAAAAAGTATTAAAGAATACAGATAAAGATACAGATGATGATGAAAAGCCTTTCTTGTATTGTTTAAGAAAAACTCAAATGTCAGAAAAACAGCTAGAAAAACTATATTCTAGGTTAAATATAGCTAGAAAAATATTATGGGAAATAAAAAAACAAGGGTATACTATCGTAACGACCTCAGATTTTACTAAAAGAAAAAAGCTTATTCTCATATTAAAAGATTTACAGATAAAAATATTTTAATAGTTTTTAGGATTATGAGCTGTGGTTTTCGCAGCTCTCCTATCTTTCAAACTCCACTTCTATGGTATATCCACTGCTATTTAGGCTATGACTTACACTTTTTACGCCAAACACTCTACCATCTATATCACTAGCTCCAGTGTTTTTAAAACTCACTGAACCGCCGCACACTATATTTGCTCCTGCCACCTTGCATTTACCACTACTTTGAAATTTGGAGTTAAAACCATTTAAGCCCTTTCTATTATGTTTGCAAGTTTTTTTGCTCTATTTGGGGTCTGCTTTGCCCACAAGGATTTCATCATATTTGAACTTGCATTTTTATAATCATTTTCTTTGATGAAATTTAGAGTATTTTTAAACTTTAGCACTCCACCAACGCCCATTTGATAAGCCATCTCAATTACCACTTCTTGAACCTCTTTTGGCGAGTTATTTAGCCAAGGAATGGCGTCATATACCTCGCTTGTAAGCTTTGCAAGTTTCTTTTTTAGGATTTTATCAGCCACTTCTTTATTCATAGGCTCTATAATCCCGTCATTAAGCTCAAGCTCATCACATGTTAAGCTATCACACTTAAAGCCATATCCGATCGTATCAAAGCCTAAAGTGTCTTTATAGATATGGTCTTTAAAGCCTTCGTTTTCTTTTATGCTATCTATTAAACTGCTCTTTTTAAAATTACTCATCTTTTTCTCCGTTTATTATTCTTAAAAGCTTTTTTTCACCTGCTATAATGATATTTGTTCCAGCCCAACCAGATAACCCAGCTATGGCGATGCTTATGCCGTCTTTTTCAAAAAATAAAAAAGCCACCTCAAAGCCTATATACCCAGCAAACATAGACACAAGACTACTAAAAAACAGTCCAAATATCTTACATTTCATACTTTTTTCGCACTGTTTAAGCTCTTCTTTTTGCACTATCCTAATAATCCCACCAATAAGCCCTATAAGTATCACATATTTATAGACACCAGCGGCGTCTATCATCTTTTCAAACCAGTTCAAATTTACTCCTTTATTTTTAGTTTAAAATCCCACTATATACGCAAAAAATGGCAACAAAAACAGCCCAAGCCTTACAATACCTTTTTTTAAAATGTATTGCGTTTTAATCATAATATGGTATCTTTTTGATCTCTCCATTTACCTTTATCTCCATAAATCCAGATATACGTTCTGTATTAGCAGTGGTATGTAAAGCACCGCTAAACTCTACTTTTGCTACGCTTAAGCTTCTTGCCTTAAATGCCGTCTCGCCATTAGTAAGCTTTGCATCAACCTCTTGTTTTGTATATATCTTAGTAAAATTATCATTGATAATAACACGCCACGCAGTAGCACCAAGCTCCATTGTCTGAAGTCCATTATTTAACACCGCCATTTACTCTCCTTATCTAATGTATATGCTAACCCACTCACTAAAATATCCACCAAGAACGCTTCTTATATAAAAAGTCGTTGCAGTGGTTGCTATTTGAACGTTTGGTTTATCTGTTTTTACCACGCCGCCATTAAAGCTTACTTCCCAAGCTCCCTCGCTTTTTGCCTCATCTTCTCCAGCAACTATCGTATCGCAGTTGCGGAAATTTGCTCCACCAAGACGAACACAAGCTCCCCAGCTTATATTTATCACATCGCCATTTCTCTTTGCTATGATATTAGCCGGTGGATATGGTTTTTCGACGCTATATCCATAGGTATATTTTAAGCTTTTTACCTCGGTTAAATTTAGATAATTTGATGCTTGCACCTTTATAGTTGGCGTAGGCGAAGTAATAGGCAAAATACCAACTTCACGCCCTATATCTTCACAAAGCCACACTTTAGTCCCACCATAATATGAGCTATTTTTTGTATTGTTTAAACCACGCATTATCCTTTTTATTCTAAATATATTTGGATTATCAGTAGTCTCAATCTTCCCATATGCAAACTGCTCATTTCCTATAAAACCACAAAATTTAACCCTTTGCCACGCAAGATCTGTTGCTTCCATAGAATAAAGTGGGCTTATAGCTCTTACCAAAAAGCCCTCTTCATCTATATCATTTGTAGAGCCATAGCTACCTTCAAGTGTTGCTAATAAAAAAGCAGATGCATCTGCTTTATTTGGCATATCTCCTTCTTTTGCTGAGATATTTTGCACAAAGCCACTAGGTTTAGCAACAAGAGGTATGATTGCTCTTTGTGTGCTTTGCTCAGCCATAGCATCACGGCACTCAAAATACTCAATCTCGCCTATATCAAGGCTTAGTCTTTGGCTAAGATCTTCTTGTTCTATAGTTATCGCCCCAGCACTAAGCCCGAAAATATCGGTAGTAGCTTCTATACTCATACTTTGATCATCTTGTCTGTCTGAGCCTATAGAAGTTATTCTAAATATCATATCAAGAGCTCCAAGCTCACTACTTTCAAAGCTAAAAACATCGCCTATATTCATATTGCCAAACTCGCTCTGAGCGATTTTAAAGCTGAGCGAAGATAGCGGATAGCTTATTTTCTTAAAAAGCCTATCTAGTATCTTTTTAGCATTTACGCTACTACTTATTCCCATATACTCAACATCATATGCTTTATCATAGCCTAAAGCTAGTTTTGCTGCAGTGTTTGAGGCACTAAGCGCGGTGCTTTTAAAAGTGTTTCTATCTGTGTATTTAACTGTGATCTTAGTATATAGCTCATCCCAACCTTTTTTGTTAAGCTTGATTTTTGATGCTACTTTGCTATTTACTTTTTTAATGGCGGTTTTATCATAGTCACCTCTTAAAAGCTTTAAAGATAAAAGCCCATCTTTTATTACCAAAACGCCGTCAATTGTTCTTAAAATTTCTTCTATCCACTCACTAGCTTCGTTTGGGTTTGACATAGAAAAACTCATTCCAAGCCCTTCATTATATAGCGTTACTGCAACGTTTTTAAAGCTAGCAAGGTCGATGCTAGATGGCTGATACTCAACCAAAACGCTAAGTAAGTAATATAATATTGATGCTGGATTCGCGTCGCCTTGTATATTTTCTACATATCCCCAGTCAAGCAAATTTGTCCGTCTGATAATCGCACTATAATTTGGCGTAGAAGTTGTATTTTCTCCAACGAATCCATAAAACACAAAATATCCTATCCCGCTATAAGAAAGTGCCTTACCACACCATCTACTAAGTGCCTCATTTGGAGTGTTGTTTTTGCCTGTATAGATATAAATTTGGCTTTTTTGATTAGCGGTGCTATCACCTTTTGCGGTTCTTGCAAAAAATGAGCCATTACCACTAAGCCTTGGAGTAGCTACTACATCTGAATTCATCTTAAAACTAATAAACTCATCAAATCCAGTGCAAAGCGCAAAACTAAGCCCCATATAATAAGAATACCCAATCGTTTGGCTCTTTCCTTTTTTTAACTTTTTGAGTGATAGGACTACTGCTAAGCTGACCTGCATATATGATATTTCCATGCGCTTCAACTGTCCCAAAAATCTCTGGTATCACTCTTGAGTTTGAATTTGTCGGATAAGTAAATTCATCAAATCCAGCCGCTTTAGCATCTTGCATTTTTGCCGATGGAAGTAGTAAAAATGCAGCAGTAAATGCTACAACTAAGCCAATAGCAAACCACATATCAAAACCCTTCCGTAACTGGATTTTTAGCTGGAACAAAAGCAAATCCACCATAGTTTGTTATATTATTAAATTTTGTCTCACAAGTAGCAAGCCTTTTATCACATCCTGGATAAACTTTGATAATGCCATTAAAACTATCAGGCACTGGAAAAAGAAGCTCCAAAGTATCGCCACTATGAGATATGATATGGCTTTTTGAGTTACCAAATTCTATATAGCCATGGGTAAAATATCCGCTTTCAAAGGCTGATAACTTTTTAGAGCTTAGGCTAAGTCTGGTACTATTTAAGTTTATATCTGCGTTAAAAAGTGGCGTTGCAAATGAACTATTTTTAAGTTTGCATTTTTTGCTAAAAAGCTCATAAGGACAAGACCTACAGTAGCTCCTATTTGGCACTTTGCTTTTAAGCATTCCTTTTAGTGTGATTAGTCTTAATTTTGCCACGCCCATATCTATATCAAAACTGCACCCAGCAACTCGCCCGTAAAATATCAAATTTCCATCTTTTATAATACTCGCCCACACAGTAGAAGCAGGATTAAAAATCTTAAACTCACTAGCTGGGAACATATTAAAAGGCATAGTTATACTTGCTTCATCATTATCAAATTCTTTATTTATCTCATCTCTACTAATAGTGCTATCATCTGAGCTATACTCCACCTCTTTGTTACCAAGAACAAATTTATATATTTCACTCATCTACTACCTCCTTAAAACTCATATCCACTTTATATCTAATAGGATTTTGCTTAACCGCCCTTAAAGTATCACTATCAAATCTCACCTTATAAGCGTTCTCGCACTCATCACCGTCTTTAAATTCATCTGCGCCACTTCTTAGATATATCTGGTCGCTACTTTTGTCACCTATGATATTTGATATCTCATAAACTTTAGCATTTCGCCTATTAAAAATGAATTGTCTTCTTGCATACATACCATAGCATCTATTTGTGCTATTAGCCGATAAAACACCCCCGCTTGCTCTTATGTTTTGAAAATCAACTCTCATCGAACGCAAAAAAAAGCTTGTTTGCCTTGCCTTTTTCCCTATAAAAAAACTCTCAAATTCTCTTAGCCTAGCTAGATCAAAGCTAAAGCTAAGACTAAATTTAAGCACAGTCGCACTTGGTGCATACTTTATGATACTTCTATGCTCAGCACCTATCATTGCAAAAGAGTTATTTATAGAAGTATTTACATCATAAAGTGGCATAAAATCAAAAATATCCATCACTCAATCTCTTTAAATTCTAATTTTAACTCTAAAAGATCTTGAGAGTCTCTTTTAGCGTTTGTCTGCTTTGATACTGTTGCTTTTATAAGCGGGGCTATGATGTCGCCTTTTTTTATATCTGCTGGGTCATCTATAGTGATAGTGTTTTCGTTTATCTCTATAACTTTACGAAAAATAGGCGGCATAAAAGGGCTTATAATAGTCATAAATTTACCCACTTCAAACTCACTATAAGCACCTTTTGGTATATTTGTAGTGTTTGGTATATCATTTGGGGCTATATTTGCACTATTCCATAAAGGCACTAAGAGATTTTGCTTTGATGCATAGCCTAGTAGCTCCATACATGAATTTAGGCTTTGAGAGCTTTTTAAAAAGAGTTTAAAGCCTGTATTTATCCTGCATTTTTTAGCTAATGCCACTCTATACTCTTTACCACTAAGAGTCGTGAAAATATCAGTTTTTAAAGATTTCTCTTCATAATACTCCTGGCTTGGAATAAAATAAAATATGGTGCCTCTTTTGCCATTAAAGCTGAAATTTACACTATAATCGCTAAATATTAAATTTAATTTTGCTTTGAGCTCGATATCCCCAAAGTTAAGAGCTATTATGCTAAAGCTTTTTGGCTCATATGAGTATATCTTATCGCCTATACTTATATCTCTTATATTTAGCCCCAAAAAGCCTTTCATATCTGTATTTTGCAAAGCTTGATTGTTTTTAGAAGCGTTAAAGAGAGTGTAATTTACTGTTTTTGGCTCTGTGATATTACCAAAATCATAGCTAGAGCTAAGCGGAAGCACATAAATGCCCTCTTTATAATATATATTTTGAAGTATAAGGCTATTATGATTTTTTCCTTTAAAATCTGACTTTGTTCCTTTACGCGTAAGGCGTGATGACGAAAATACTTACGCGTAATGTTCACTCTCATCAAAAAAACAAGCAGTAATAGCATATCCCATAATGCTTTTAATCATCTAATTTCACCGCCAAGTAAAAAGTTGTAGTACATATATCAACAACCATATATCTAACTTCAGCTTGAACTATAATCTCGCCGATCTTTAATCCATTTTTAGCCACTATAAAAATATCTTTTACATACCCAACATACCGAGTAGTCCCATCAGCGTGTTTATACGCTACATTTATGCCAACTAAAGGCGCATAACCATCTATGTTTCTAACAGCTTTTAAGCCAGGATACATTATCCCATTTGGCGTTATTGCAGGTTTTAAAGTTTCACCAGCCTTGATACAAGCACAATCATTATATAAATATGGCGCTGTTTTTTCTTTAAATTTATCACTACCACTCCAAAGTGTTCTGTCATACGCAAAGTGTGAGCTTTGCGATACGTTCCAGTCATCATCTCTATAAAATACAGTGCCACGCATTATCATATCATCACTATAAGAACTTGAAGTTTTTACTATCTTTGATAGATACGCTCCAATATGAGGCATACCATTTAATATCTCAAAAGAGGTCAAAAGCGTCCTATCATCAGCAAAAATTCTATAGCTTCTTACCATTTTATCTGTATGAGACTCTATAAAGCAGTAGCTACCTTTTATATAAAATTCCCCACTAGAAGCTTGAAATGGATAGTTGCTAACATCTCCATTAGCTATTATCTTCGCGCTTATAGCATAAAAGTCATTATCATAAACTCTATATCCATCGCCACGTCTCTTACAAACGACAAAAGCCACTACCTCATTAGTAGGCAAACGCATAAATGCTTGTTTTACTGGGTTTGTTGCTCTATTTCTAAATTCAACTCCGTCGCCATTTTTAAGTAGCGTCCATCCAACGCTTTGCAAAAAAGTAATCATATCTGAAAAGATATCATAGATGTTTGCATTTTCTCCCTCGATATATCTCATATCACTCCTTTATAAGTGCGTAGCAGTATCTGTTTGTGATGTCGCTTCCTGCTGTTATTATCTTGTAATTTTTCGTATCTATACTTAAGGTATCGCCCACCTCTATCCCATCGCCTAAGATGATCGCTATCATCCCATCCATTTCGCCAAGCATCTTTGCCTCTGTACTTTCATATCCATAATAAACTAGCCTCTCTGCTCTTTCTTTTATGTTTCCACCTAGATCCTTACTGCCATCATATCTTCCAAAATAACAGACAAATATAGGCAGCGCAAAAGGCTCATTTACATTGCTATAGATATTATCTTCTGTTGGCGGTGTAGTCCAGTTTGGTGTAGATATGCATTGTAAGAATTCATTTTTATACTTTGAATAGGGATAGGATATTCCATCTTTTGAGACGTCAGCAAGCCCCTTTTTTGTATCTCCTAGCCCAAAGCACAAAAACGGATCAGCCTTATCTAAACTAGGATATGGCTTAAGCAGTCCTATATAAAATGGCTCAAAAACTTGCGGATTAAGAGTATTTATCGCTCCACAAATTCGCCTATCTTGCAAACTTAGTGAGTAGCCAAACTCACCAGTTGGCAAGACTACTTTAACAAGGCTATCCATAGCGCCTATATGCTCTTTTGCTAAGATACAAGGTGCTTTAGATGGGTTAAAGCTTTTAATAGGGCTCATGTGTAGATAAAACCTATCGCCATCATCGTCTAAAACAAAGATATATAAAAGCTCTTTTGTTCCAACTACCTTTTTTAAAACAAGCTCTTTATAGATAAATGAACCGTTTTTTAAAAAGATCTCTATATGCGCAGTGCAATAAAGATTTTTAAAATGAAGTTTTCTAAATTTAGCTTCAGACTGGATTTTTACTTCTAGCTTTTTGTATGAATCGTTAGGAATATCTGCTAAATGATACTCTTGATTATGCTCATTTACGCCATAAATAGAAAAAGCGAAAGCGTCAGAAACTACTGAATAAAAAGTAATCCTATCAAAACCTACATCTTTATTAAAAGTAAGAGTTGCTCCACTACTGCCTCCAAAACCATTGCTGCTTGGCTGACTATTTGGATCCATGCAGGCTTTATAAAAACTTCGCGAAGTGCTATCTCTAAAATGATCCATATTATACACATCTGTAATGTTTGTAGCATTAAGCGTTCTATCGCTAATACACTCATATCCAGCTTCTAAAGCTTTTGCTTTAAGAATATCATAAAACTCATAAGCATTATTTACTTTTCCTTCAATATACATTTTTATCCTTTTACTATGTTCATTATCACTTTTCTACCGCTTCTGCTACTAGCCCAGCTCTCTATCACGCTAGGATCTATGGTATTTACTATATTTATCTCAGGCGTCTGAGTAGTTTGCAGACCCGCTCCATTTAGCTTATCTAAATTTGCCATGCCTTTTCTACTCACCACGCCCTCACCGCTTTGCAATACTGCTGGAACTTCACCAGCTCCATACACATATCCGCCAGTATGAAACTTCTGAGCTTTTATCTGTGCTACTTGCGCTAAACCACTTGCCACTGCTACTGCTGCCATAGCAGCACCAAGATATGGATTTCCAGCTGTTGCCATTGCGTTTGTGGCTGCGGTGTAGGTATTTACTATGGCTTTGCCGACCATGATAGCTTGATATGCTCTCATAGCAGTCTTACTTTTAGACCCGCTAAGCGCATAAAATGACTGCGCTAAAGAGCCTAACATATCAAATCCCGCCCCAGCTGTAGCGATTTGTGCATCAAATTTAGCTCTTTCAAGCTCACTCATCTTTTTATCGTGGTTTTCTTTTGTCTCTTCAAGCCTTGCATAATGAGCCTCTATCCTACTCATTTCAGCGTTTTGAAAATCATCTATATCCTTTAATCGATTTACAAAAGTATTAGCTATACCCATATCTTGATTGCTATATAAGGCATCATAATTGGCCTCTTTTTGCCTTTTGCCATATAAAGAGTTAGCGATCTCTTGTTCGTTTGCTCCGCCGCCTTTTAGCCTAATAGCTTCTATGTCAGTGGCTATATTTGCTGCTTTAGTTTTATCTCCTAGTAGTTCATGATACTCTTTTAGATACTCAAGCTTTTTTATGTGAGCTTCTTGCTCTTTTTTGGCTGCGTTTTTTTGAATTTGTTCAGTTTTACTTGCTATATACTGCTCGATGCTTATCCTACCCACGCCATATTTCTCATATTCTTTAGCTTTTTGATGGACAAGACTTATCTCATAGCTTAGCTCATCAAATTTGGACTTATCTATCTCTTTTTCTATCTCTATTTGGGCTTTTCTTCGGTTATCTTCAGCCTTGTCAAGCTCAAGATATGCTCTTTTTTGTGCCATTAATACCGCTGTTTTTTGCTTTGCGTTTAATGATGAGTTTTTTAGCTCATTAGCTAACTGCTTTTCTTTATAAACCCAAGCAGATAAATGGTCGCCAATTGCTCTATAATACGTCTCAAGATCTTTATAGTTTTGGATTTGAGATTTATCGTCTAGTTTTACGCTCTGTTTTTGCGGTTTAGTTTTTTTCATATCTTCAAGACCGATATTTGAAACGCCTTTTAAATCGGTTTTAAATTCTTTTAAATCGCTAAATAAATTCCTTTGAGTTATGCTGACATTTTCTATAGTCTCATCTACTCTTTGCCACTCTTTAAGCAAACCATCGCTTAAACCGCTTATCTTTAAGCTATCTACTCCAAAAGCGTCTGCTATCTTAGCGCTTATGTTTTCAATACCTAAAGTAAGTGCAGTCGGGATAGATAGCAAGGTTTTATATATATTTGCCCCTATAAATATAACCTCGCTTCCCATAAGCTGGAGCGATCTTACAAAGTCATTTGCAAATTCTATAATCTCAGCCTTGTTTTCACTCACTTTTTTAGCGTAATAATCTATAGCACTTGCTACTTCGCCTGTGCTATTATTTACACTATCAAAAGCAGCCACTAGCTGGATATAGCTATTTTTAGCATTTGTCATAGCACCGCTTATGCTAAGCTGCATTTTATTAAATTCACTATCTACCTTACTAGCAGATGCTTCAAGTGCGTTAAAAACTTGTTCTGCACTAAGCTTACCACTAGCGCCATACTCTCTAAGCTGACCTATGCTTATGCCTAGTCCATCAGCGATAGCTCTAGCAAGACGTGGAGTTTGCTCCATTACAGAGTTTAGCTCATCGCCCCTTAAACTGCCACTAGCAAAGCCCTGACTTAGCTGAAAAAGCGCCGCGCTAGCACTACTTGCACTAGCTCCACTTATGCTTAAAGTCTGATTAATAGTTTTTATAATTGCTAGGGTTTGAGCGTTTGACTTATTTAGGCTTGATGAAGCAGTGGCTAATGAGCTAAAAACTTCTGCTGTGGCACTAAAGCTCGTATTTGTAGCATTTGCTATCGCAAAAAGCTCATTATTTACCGCTTTTAACTCTTCTGTGCTTTTAGTCACCAAAGAGAGCCTATCGCTCATAATCTTAAAATCATCAGCAGTCTTAAGATAGCTAAAAAGTGGCTCACTAAGAGTGACAAAAGCACCCCTAAGACCCAAAACTGCGTTATAGCCATAAGTTAGGCTTTGAGCCATATCTTTTGTCTTAGCACCAAGTAGGCTTACGCTTTTTGTAGTATCATTAATACTTCCAGTAAGGCTTTTCATACTAGAAGTTACGTTTTTAGCGTTTGAGTTTATCTGAATTTGGATCTCTACGTTTTCACTTGCCATATTTTTGCCTAAATTTGGTATAATAATATAAAAAAAGGAAATCAATGGGTTTTTTTCCATATTTTTTATAATCCTATTACTCATCATTTTTAAAAGAAAACTTCCCTTTGCTTTTTGGCTCTTAGTTTCGATTTTTACCACTGCTTTTACTATAGCTTTGGGCGTTCAGTTTTTATAGCCACACCAAGCATTTGATTTAAAATGCCCAAAATATCTACTATTTCAAGCCCATTTTTTGCAGCAAAATCTTTGCAAAACTCATAATTTAGCCCAAGCCCTCCATCTCTCATCTCACAAGCATCAAAAAACATCTCTAACATAAAAGCTTCAAATTCATCTCTTATATAGCAGATATTTCTCTCATCAAAAAGCCTTTTTTCTTCATCATTTTTTGGGTTTGCAAGCTCGCCATTTAGTATGCAAGTCCTAACGATAGCTTTTAGCCTTAAGGCTTTTTTTGATTTGCTTCACCTACCTTTTTTTGCGATCTCTTCCCATAAAAGCTTATGGCTAATGCCTAGCTCATCAACCTTTTTTAAAAATATCTCTTTCATATCTCCACTTATTAAAAGCTCACTTTTATATCTTAAGATATCTTCAAGCTCTTTTTCTAATGGCTTAAAATCTGGCTCTTTAAGAGTTTTTGAAATGGCATAAATTTGGTTTTTTAGCTCTTTTGTCTCTTTTAGTAATAAGCTTAGCTCACCCTCTTTTAACTCTTTGCTAAGCTCCAAATTTAAGCTTATTATATCTTGCTTGTGGCTAATCTCTCTAAGCTTTTGTTCGTAGCTATCTCTTGCAGCTTCAAGAGTGCTAAGCTCTTTAGCACTAGCGTCTTTTTTCAGATCAAGTAGCTTCTTTTCTTTTGCGTTTGGCTCATTTATGGTTAAGCTAAACTCATCCTCATTTAGCTTTATTGATATCTCATAGCTTGTTTTTATCATGTTTTTTTCCTTAAGCAAAGTATGTGAGTGTGAAGTTGTCATCGCCTGTCTCATTTACTGCTACAAATGTTCGCTCTATGACAAAGATACCATCACTATCTTCAAATTTAGGCTGTTCGCTAAGCTTTGCTTTTGGTATTTCTAGCTTAAATATAGTCTTATTTTTGCTATCTTTAAACTCTGCTACAAAGCTCATAGATGAACCAGCTTTAAACTCATCAAATCCATCACTACCGCCAGCTTCAAGTCTCATTTTTAAAGTAAGTTTTGGTTCATAATCGCTCATATAAAACTCGCCGATATTTGTAAATTTAGAAAAGCTTATTTTATTACCCATTTCAAAGCTAAACTCAGATAGATTAACTGAATTTCCATTAAGCGTCATTCCGCCAAGTCTTCTTATAAGCAGTGCCTCGCCAGCATCTACATCAGTTATGTTTTGCGTCCCCATAACTCTATCTACATAGGCTCCACTGATATTAAACTCAGCACTTATCTTCTCACCAACCTTGCCACTAAGCTTAAAGTCGCTTTTGGCGCCTTGAATTTTAAAAAGTCTATCTGGTAAGGCTATATCAACACTTGCGGTTTTAGCACTATGAGTATCAGGCTTATAGGCTATGCTTTTTAGCTCCCCATCTTCACTGGCTGGATCTCTTGTGCCTGTTAGGTTACAAATCGCAAAAAGCGTCTTATAAAAATCTATGTTTTTATATAGACTTGTCTTTAAATTTATCTTTGCCTGACCCCAGTCTGCTAAGGTCACCACATCTTTTGCACCACCAAAAAATGAGAAATTTGGTATTTCTATTTTGTCAAATTCTATCTCAGGCACCACAACACTCTCAAGTTTCATAACTTCAGTTGGCGCTTTATATGTTCAACTTATATCCTCAAGTCCGATTTTTATACCAGCCCTAGCAAGTACTCTTGCCATTTTATTCTCCTATACATATTTTTAATTTTTCTTCAGCACGCAAAAAGTAGCCCATAAGCTCCTTAGCACTTTCAAAGCTCCCATCAAACTCTGGCTTTTCATCTAGATTTAGCGGACAAGTTACAGGCACATAGACATCTTTATACACAATTTCAGCACAACCACTAAAAAACAGAGATAAAAACAGAGATAAAAAAACTCTCATCTCTTGCTCCCAAGCTCAAAAAGCCCTTCATACGCTCTAAGCCTTTCTTCACAACTATCATCTTTAGGCTGAAGGTATTTGATTTTTGTAATAACTTTTGGCTCACTAAATTTAGTCGCCTTTAGCTCCATCTGCTTTATTCTTGCGTTTGCGTTTTGTATGCTTTGTTCGCAGATATATAGCGTTGCTTTTTGGCTTTGCAACTCTGCTTTAAGCTCTTTATTTAAAGAATTTAGCGTATATATCTTAAAATAAAACAAGGAAATTGCAACTACGCCAAGAAGTGCAAAAATCATATTGGTCCTTAAGCTCATCTTTTTCCTTTTATTAATATCTTTATGTTCTTTTAACGGGGCAACAAAACCAGCGAATGCGACCCCGAAGGGGTGGTTTCTGTGAAGTCGCCCCTAAAGAACCAAATACTAAAGTTAAGCATCCGACTAACGCGGATTAAATTTATGTTTTTGAGCTGAGCCCATTTAAAGGGCTTTAAACACTATTTAAATCGCTAATTGGGTACCCCACGAAGTGGGGCTTTAGTTTGATTAAACTTTTCTAAAGTTTATCGCAAAGGTCGGCTCTGCTGACCTGCGAAGTCAAATGAAATTTGCTACTCTATATCAAACTCACAGCTAAGCTCAAAATCTTCCACCCTAAGTCCTTTTTCTTCTACAAAGGATATATAGCTTCTTTCAAAGTGTATCTCTTTGCCATTTATGAAAAGTTCCATAAGCTTTTTGGTTAAAGCTGCGGATTTTTCTCTATCTGGTATCGTTCTAATGACAATGCTAGCGCTGTATTTTCCCGCATTTATCCTATTTCTAGCTACAAAAAATACACTCACGCTGGATTTATCATACGTATTTGCGATATCTTCTAGCTCTTTGATTACGCTTTGTTCATCCATTATATACTCGCCCAGTAAAATGCACCTATAGTGCTCTGATTTTTTTGTAGCAAGGCATTTGCTCTATCTTCCCATATATTTTTAAAGGCATTTATATCGTTAAAGCCTTGATATATTGTCTCTAAGCTCTCTAGATTATTCATTCCTTTGCTAAAAAGCAAGGTAGCGCAGTTGGCTATAGTTTGGCAGCATACCGCCTCTTTATAGTCCCACACAGGCAACTTATACTTTTCTAACTTATTTATAGCACTAGCTAAATGCGGATCTATATCTTCATCACTTAGCCCATTTAAAGGAAAAAACTCTCTTACCGTGCTAGGTGTTATCATACGCCATCGCCATCAGTATCTGAATCACTTGTGGTGCTTAATACAACCCAGCTAGGCACACCGATTTGATAGTCGCAAAAGACTTCAAATTTATATTTTAATGAGCTCTCTTCATTGTCATACCACCTTTGACGTCTTATATCAAGCCCGATTGAGAATATGAGATTTTTAAGCGGAGTTAGCATATACTCGCCACTTTTTACAAAGCTTACACCAAGCAATGGAACACCAAGGATATTATCCGCACCTTTGTTTAGTAAAATACCTAGTCCGCCATTTTTGTTGCCAATCTGTTTATTGTATTCTATAAGATCTTTTTTACTCATAATAATAACAGACTCATTTAGAGTATCTTCATTCGCATTTTCTACCATAGCAATAAGCCTATTGATTATTACTGAGTTTGTTTTATGCTCAAGCTTTTTTGTGCCACTACTCTCTTTTGCTATAGAAAACCAGCCTTTGTTTAAATTTTCAAATTTAGACTCTTCATAATCATCTTTTACGCCTATCATTCCTAAGTTTTGCAGGTCATTACTAAATGAAGTTGCGAAGCTATTAAAGGTCTCATTCTCGAAATTTGGATTATCTGCGTTATCTTCTAGCGTATCTTGAGTGATTTTAGCAAAAAGCTGAACTGGCTTATTTTCTATCAAAACTGAGCTTACGCCTATCTTTTGGCGTTGGCTATCATTTGGCTTTTCGCCTGAGCTTACACGCACCAAAATGCCACTAGCTAAATTCCAAGTATCAAAGCTCTTATTTAGCTTTTTTGTTCTATCGATAGTGACTTTACTAAGAAAATCAGACTTATCGATTATTGTTTTTATTACACGATTTGCTACTTCTGGACGCAAACTTCCATTTGCATACATATCAGTTGCATTTATGTTTCCGGTTGATTTTAAAATTTGACTTAAATTCTTACTCATAAAATACCTCCATCATCGCTATTATTAGTGCTATTTTCTTGTTTGCTCTTTTTTAGCTCATTTTTAAGCTCATCAATGTCTTTTTTAGCATATCTATCTGGCTTAATTTCTCATTGATATCTTCTAAGCCTTTAGTTACTTGCATTATCTCGTTTTCTTTCACGTCGTCCCTTTCGTTTTTAAGATTTTTCAAAATACTTTCAAAGCCTTTTAAAAAAGATTTAAAAAGGCTATCATCGTTTAAATTCTCTCTAACAGCACTTCCTGCCATAGACAGCGCTCTTAGCTCACCTTTTTTTACAGCCGTTTTTAAGTCGTCACTTTCAAGTTTTATGCCAACTGCCCAGCTACCTACTTTTTCTTCACCAAAAAGCGGATCACCGCTTTTAACTATCCAACTCTCACAAACAAACGCTCCTACTGGTTTAAAGTCATGGTTTTTATCTACATTATTGATATTTAGGTTTTTCATAAACAAAAACGCCGCTTTTTCTATCTCTTCTTTTGTGGCGCTATCACCTTGAGAGTCTATCTCATCAGGACTATATACTATCCCATATACTACGCCTTTTTCTTCGTCGCTCTTTGCGATCTGCACGTTACAAAAATACCCATCTTCTCCTTTATAGATAAAGCTCTTGCCATTAGCGCCTTCTTTTACCAAAGAAATATGAGTTATTTTTATGTCTTTAAGCCTTTTTGCCATACCTTTCCTTTTTGTAAAAATTTTTGGCACATTTTAGGGTATTTTTTTGTTTTTATCATTCTAAATATAGATATATAGATACTTTGAAGGCTTTTTTTATGATAAATTTCCTTTTTTAACTTAGCAGACAAAGTATGTCTTTACTCAGCAGCGAAGTAAAAAACATAAATTTAAAAAAGCTTTGCTGTGCGAAGCACAGATTTATGAAATTTAGGCGAAGTCAAAAACCTAAATTTAATCCGCGCTAGTCGGATAGATAACTTTAGGTGGGTCAAGGGAGTGCAACTCCCTGTCGCAAAGACGGACTTTGTTCGTCTGCGAAGTCAAAAGAACATAAAATAATAATAAAAGGATATATCTATGGATAGATTTTACTTTCAAAAAGAAGCAAAGCAAAGCTTACAACTCAAAGAAGAATGTATATATTCAAACGGCATAATAGAACCATTTTTTAGCTTTTCGCAGCTTTTAGATGCTTATTATTCAAACGTCTATCATAGACGAGCTATTAAGATAAAAGCTGGACTTTTAAGCCAAATAGAGTTAGAAAATAGCAATTTAGCAGAGTTTTTACCACCAAACATTAGCCCAAAAACTTTTTTAAATATCTTTGCACTAAATTTAGAATTATATGGAAACGCAGCCATTGAAAAATCAGGTAAAAGCTCATTTTTTTATATAACTTACCAGCTCATGAGATGAGGCTAAACAAAAATAAAGAGCTTTATCAACACGCAAATGGGCATTTTACTAAATTAGATGGGTATCATTTTTGTTATTACAGCCCAAAAAGCAGATATTATGGAGAGCCTGACTACCTTGCTACGCTTAAACAAATTGCTCTAAACCAAAAAGCTGATATTTACAACGAGAAATTTTTCGATAATGGGGCTAGACCAGATATGGCTATCATATATGAAAATGCCGAGCCTTCGCAAGAACAGCTAAATGCCTTTAAAGATTTTTTTGGAAACTCATTTAAAGGCTATCAAAATTCACACAATACTCTAGTTTTATTTGGCAATGATATAGGCGAAAAGGATGCAAAAATTCGGTTTGAAAATCTTGGCGGTGTAGATGATCTTAGCTTTGAGAAGCTTAAAAAAGTTAGTCGCGATGAGATAGCAGCAGCTCATGGATTGCCGCCTAGATTGCTTGGCATTACTGAGAGCTCAGCCCTTGGTGGAAGCGGTGAGCTTATAGGACAACTTCATCAATTTAACGAAATAGAGATCAAGCCAAAAATCGAACTCATAGAGGGATTTTTTGAAAATATCGGCATAAAGCTAAGACTTAAGCCGATTGACGTGACAGATTTCAAAGACGATGGCGAAATAGTAACTAATCTAATAAATAGCGGTATCATAAGCGTAAATGAAGCTAGAGAGATTTTAGGTTGGCAAAAGACTTTAGGCGGACAATGATGACATACACAAAAGAGTTTAAAGAAGAGTGTGTAAATTTACTAAGAAGCGGTGTTTCAGCTTTATCACTTAGTAAGCAAACTGGAGTAAGCAGACCGACACTGGCTAAATGGCTAAAGGCTTATGAAAAAGAAAACTTTAGCATAGAAAATGCTATTAAATTTACTAAAGCTAAGATAGAAGAGTTAAGCAAAAAAAGCGAACCTTCAAGTGATGAAGTTGTAATGCTCTCTGAGCTAGTCTCAGCCTTAGCCAAACTTGAAAACGGCGTAAAAAAAGTAAAAAGCATAAAACCACGCCCTGTTATAAATATGAACTCACCAACAGCAACTGAGCTTAAAAAGCGAATTTTAGCTAGTGGCGGTCTTTTTAATTACCAAAAAGAGTTTCTAAACTCAAACGATACTTTTAGGATAGTTTTGAAATCTCGCCAAATAGGCTTTTCATATGTTAGCTCTGCTGACGCGCTTATAGGAGCAGTTGCAGGAAGAAATCAGCTATTTTTAAGTGCTAGTGAAGAACAAGCTCTTATTTTGATGCGATATATGAGAAACTGGGCTAAGGAGTATGGTATAAATTTTGCCAAAGATAGCGAACATGAAGTAGTGCTTGAAAATGGCGCATATATAAAATCTCTAGCTAATAACTTTCGCACCGTTCAGGGCTTTACAGGCGATATCTGGATGGACGAGTTTGCCTGGTATCCAAATCCAAAACGCATTTGGGGCGCATTTGTGCCCTCAATCGGAGCTATTAAAGGGCGTTTAACGATACTTTCAACGCCGTTTGAAGAACATAGTCTTTTCCATGAGCTTTATAGCAACGAGAATAAATATTATATGTTTAAACGCTTTTATGTAAATATCTATAAGGCTATAGAAGACGGACTAGGCTTTGACCTTGAGACTATGAGAGATCTATTTGATGCTGATACTTGGGCTAGCGCGTATGAGTGTCAGTTTGTAGATGATGAGAGCAGTCTGCTTTCAATATCACTTATAAAATCTTGCGTAGATGATAAGGCTCACTACTTCACACCAAAAAGCAATGAGACTATTTATGCAGGATTTGACGTGGGTAGAGTTAGCGATCGCTCGACATTAGCTGGAGTTGTTTTAGAAGATAAAAACAGCGACACTCGCCGCTATATAGTAGCTATGATGGATGTGTTAGCTAAGGCTAAATTTGAAGAGCAAAAAGAGCATTTAAGCGGATTTTTAAAGACATATCCGCTAAGCGTTTTAAAGATAGATAAAACTGGTATCGGTATGAATTTAGCTGAAAATATGCATACTAAATTTAAAAGTAGAGTAAGTGGCGTGTGGTTTTCTAACACAAAAAAAGAAGAGATGGCGCTAAATTTAAAAAAAGCGTTTGAAGATAAACTCATTCGCATTCCAAATGATCCGCTTTTAATAGCTGATATCCACGCTATAAAGCGAACTATAGGCGCTAAAAGCTTTAAATATGATGCTAAAAGAAACGAATACGGACACGCAGATAGATTTTGGGCTTTAGCCTTAGCGCTTTCGCACATTAGCATAGTTAGAGCCAAAAAAGGTGGCGGAGCATTGATTATATAAATTAAGGGGTACCCATTTTTTTACCTACTTTTAACGCACGAACAAAGTCCGTGCTAAAGTAGCAAACACTAAAGTTATGCGTCCGGCTAAAGCGGACTAAATTTAGGTTTATTACTTCACACGGCAAATTTATAAAATAAAAATGCCAAACTGGGAAGGGGTTGGGATCTTAAGGGATAGGGGAAACTGTTTTGGCTTTCAAATTTTAGTTTCCCCTGTCCCTTAAAGAAAAGAATTTTAAAAAGAAAAGAATTTAAAAAATTCTAGTGCATTGTTATATCAAATTTGGGTAAAAAATATGAATACAATCTTTAAAAAATTTCTATTTAGAGTTGGTAGCGAGACGGCAAATGAAGCTAAAAAAATAGCACCATATAAAACAGGCAATCTTAAAAAAGATATCCAAGTAATCAGCGTAAATGATAAAAGCGTGACTATAGGCAACACAAAACTAGCACCATATGCTAAATTTGTCTATTTTGGCACCAAGCCCCATATCATCAAAGTTAAAAAAGCCAAAGCCCTAGCAAATAAAAAATCTGGTTTAGTCTTTGGCAAGAAGGTAAATCACCCAGGGACTAAAGCAAATCCATATCTAAAAAACGCTCTAGATAGCTATATAAAAGGCAGTGGATTTACAAGGGCAAAATCCGCCCTTGCTAATGAAATAAAAAACAGGGTTTTAAATGATATTAAAAAGGCAGTTAAAAAACCCTAAATTTAGTCCGCAAAGACGGGCTTTGTTGCCGTGCGAAGTTAAAATAGAAGCTATTTGTTAGCACCAACGCCTGCAAGATAAGCGAAAACGCCTGTAAAAGTGTTGCTTAGAAGCCCAAGCCCCAATGTAGTATCGCCATTAATAAGCAGATAAAGCCCTGTGCCACCAAGAGCAACAGCGGCAGAAACGCCTACTAAAAAGGACTTGTTCCATTTATCTTTTGAAATTTCGCTTTGAAGTTTAGCAAACTCAAACTGCCGTTCATTATCCTCACTTGTGGCTTTTATCTGTGCTAGAGCCGTTTGTTGTTTGCTTTTTTCTATCTTTGATATAACCTCGCCAACTCTTTCTAGTGCTTCATGGCTTATATTATCATCTATTTGTGGAGTTATGACCTCATCATTAGCAGCCATATTTGCCCCTTGTATTTGCTAAAAAGCTATTTTGTTGCTGCGCCATAAGACCTAGTGAGCTTTTAATAACGGCTAACTCAATTGGTTCGACTTCCAAGCTTAGTCCTTTATAATTTTTATACACTACTTTTACAACCTGTGAATTTGTAGTCTTTTGCAACGATTTTGCTTGTCTAAATACATCTAAGTTTAGCATTTTTAACCCCTTAACTCGCATGATAGCTATTTTTACCTACTTTATGCTCAAAATGCACAGCCTCTTTTTGTTTATTATTGTTTTGCTTGAGGTATGCTGTTTTGTTTCGTTTTTGCATCTGCATCTTTAATAACTTGCATCATGGCTTTACCAACATTTTCAAACCCACTTTCGATTTTTATATGCTTTTTATTGTCTATATCGCCACTACCAAACATATCATAGGCTTTTGCAAATCCATTAAAAAATGCGATAATTCTATTTCCCATAGCTTTGCTCTCCTTATGTTTTCTGGACACCCCTAGAAGTGGGGCTTTAGTAACGCATATCAGCCTTATGGGCTTTGCTCATAAGGCTGATATGCTATGATATCATAAATTTCTAAATAAGTTTATAAATGATATTAAAAAAGCAGTTAAATAGAATTATCATCTATACCATCTAAAGCTTTTATATATTTAAAGGTCATAGAATATAGCTCACCACAAGCTGCTTTTATCATCTCTATTCCTATCTCATCTGCATCTTTATGCCATCCAAGCAGTATTGCGTTTAACATCATTAAAAAGTGTCTTGCGTCATTTATGCTATCTAATTTTTCTACGGTTATACTTCTCATAATGCACTCCTTATAGCATTTCTTACTGCTGCGTCACTTCTACTGGTTTGACGGCAAATTTCAGCTTGACTTAGTCCGCTTTTATAAAGCTTTATGATATTTTCTTTTTCGTCTTGACTTAACTTTGTGTTATAGATAAGCTCTTTTTTACTCTGCTTTGCTACTTGTCTTAAAAGCACAACTTCATTTTCTAAACTCTCATAATACTTAGCTTTATACTCATCTGCTTCATTTGATTTTTGGCTTAATTCATTTAGCAACTGATTAAATTGCTCTTTTCCTATTGCAAAATGTTTTTTAATTTGATAGAATTCCTTAATCAATGCTTTTTTAAACTCTCGCACGATAGGGGTATTTTGCAAGTAGGTTAAAAGTAGCGTTGCTTGCGGTTCGTTTAGGTAATAAATTTTACTTGGACGACCGCCCAACTCCGTATTTAAGGGTTTTACGATTTCAAATCCTAAAACTCCAAACTCCTCAAAATCGCTCAAGTGATTATCAATAAGCCTTTTTACACTGCTAACTTCATTGTCCGTATTCTGTGCGATTATTGTATGCGACACGCTTGGCGTGCCATCATACTCTACTATAAATTTACTCATTTTGTCTCCTTTAGATTTAATTTATGAATGTTAATTGCGATATATGCCAAAAGCAATACTTCACAAACTTCTAAAATTTCGCTCATCTTTAAGCTCCTTTCTATGATATAATTATACAAGGACAAGATAAAAACACTAGAGGCTTTCGCCCCTAGCTCTCTTAAATCCAGATTTTAAGGATTTTTGAGATTAGATAAATCAAGACTGCTATCTTAATTAGAATATCTAAATTTTTCATCTTGTCCTCCTTTCTTAAATTATGCCAGCATTATAACATATTTTATACTTATTGTCAATATAAAAGTATATTTTTTAATCTTTATTTTTATTTTTTCTTTTTAAAAGTATTTAAAAAGCACTTAAAAGATATTTAAAAGGGTGTTTAAACCCTTTTAAATAGTGTTTTAAAGTGAGTTTATGAATTTTTTGATTGTGGCTTTTAGTTCAGTAAATTCGTTGTTTTGTAGCTGTAGTTCTTGGTTTTTTAAAAGTAGCTCTAGCGATTTTGTTAATTGCTCGCTAATATTACCGCTACTTGAAGCGGCTTTTAAAGCACTTTCTGAATACCCTATAAGTTCGCCAAGCTCTTTATAGGTCAAGTTTAGCTTTTTTGCGGTATCTTTAACTAAATTTTCCATTTTTCTCCTTTCTTTAAAATTTAGAAAATTATACCAAAATACTACTTAAAAGTTTATAATATATACTTTTGTAAAACCTTAGATGAGCTTTTAGCCATCATTAAAAAGTATGAAAAGCCCATTTAAAGGGCTTTTAAATAGTATTTAAAGCCGTTTCAAAAAACTCTTTGGTAGCGGTTTTGATAAGCTCATCGCCACCTGTTTTAATGGCTTTAGTAAGCCAAGAGCCTAAATTTGATCCGCCACTAAGGCTTTTAGGAGTTTTTTTAAGTAGGCTAAGTCCTTTTAAAGTAAGCCTTGCATCATTAAAGCTAACGCCGCTAGGAGCTGCGTCTATGATTTCATTTGCTGCTAAAAAATTTATTGCAGATGTAAAAAATACAATATCACTATTGTCTCCAGTAGTAGTTGCATTTGGATCTGATAAAAATTCACACACACTATCTTTATATCCAAAGTCGGTTGCCTCTAAAGTGCATGGCTTAGGAAACTCGCTATAAAGCCTAGCTAAAACCCTACCTGACAATATGTCAAATTTATCTATGTTATTCATTTTATTCTCCTTTAAAATTCGCTTTGATATACTCTAGCGCGTCTATAAAAGTACCGCTGAATTTATGACCGTTTGCTAGTACTTCAAAGTCGCAAATTTCGCTTAGTTTTTCGTAATTTGGGTTCTCGTCAAAAATTGGTAATATTCCAAAAATATAACTAATAACGCCATTTTCATCTACTCTATTAAGATTATTTAGCTTATCATCGCTTTTATTATCGTGATACTCCCAATTTTTCTCACATATATCCCACTCTATTCCACCATATCCTATAGTAAATTTGCGATTTTCCATTTTATCACCTCTTTTTTGTCATATTCTGAAACATCTTTAAAATAATCAAAAGCTTTTTTCTTGTTCTCATTAGGCTTAAAGCAAGTTACTATCTCATCGCCGTTAAATACTATAAAATAGCCATTATCGCTAAAAGCGTTTATATAGTCGTTTTTGGCGTTCTTAGCTACTGTATTTATAGAATTTAACGCTCTAACTATATCACTTTTACTAGCTCTTTTGTGTAGTGGCAAGGAGTGGTTATCTTCGCCATAATAATTATCCTTAGTTAACACTCTTTCAACACCAGTTTTATCAATATGCTTTATTACTTCATCTTTGCTTAATGGGTTTGTATTGCTCATCTTTATACCATCAACTTCGCTTTCATCCACCCACACAGGCACTAACTCGGTGCGACATCTAAAATGATATGGCGGAAGCCCAAAGTTCTTAGGCAAAATTTTACCATAAAACGGCTCACTTCGCCAAACAGCCGCTGATTTTTTCTCGGCGATATTTTTAGCGTTTTGGATAGCTTGACTTTGAGCTTCTATATGTGAAGCCGGTATGATGCGCCCATTCATAGATCTGCAGCATTCACTCGTGCGACTATCTATCCTTGCTACTACCTTGTAGTAAGGGGCAGAGTATTTGCTAGCTTGATTTACTCTAGCTATATTTTGCATCTGACTTATGATATGGTCGCTCACCCCTTCAAAGTAGCTGGTATTTGCAGACAGTACGCCTTTAAACTGCTCTTTAAGCGCGCTTGCCATCTCAGTCCTTGGTATTTCGCCGTTAAAGACTTTTTGCGTTATCTCTTTAAGCTCACTGCTTACTTTTTCGTTATACTCATTTTTCATCCAGTAAAAGTTTTTACGCATAACTTCAAGTGCTTTGATATCGCTTGTATCGAAGCTAAAAGCGATATTGTTAAACTTATCGTTTGGCAACGCCTCATCAGCGAACTTTTCGTAAATCATCTCATAATCCAAATTTGGAATATTGAGCTCAAGTGCGTTTATCTTATTTTGGATTAGGCTTTGCAAATTTGGATCATCCTTGCGAGTTATTATCATCAAAAACAGCTCATCAAGTGCATTTTTTAAGGCTTTTTGATTTTCTTTACCAAGGTAGCTAAGAAGCTCATCTATGATCTCTTTTTTATCTTTTGATTTTGCTATTTTGCTTTTTAATAGCATTTTTAAAAGATTATTATTCATCACCGCTCTCCTTTTGTTCATCTACAAACTCTTTGTATTCGTCTTCTAAATACTTAAAATCAAACGGTTTTATAAGCACTTTTTCTTTGGTTTCAAAGGTTTTATTGCAAGCGTTACACCGCCTAAAACGCCTATTTTCAAGACCTTTTATAGTGGCTACTACTTTAGTAGTTTTTCCACAAAACGGGCACATCATAGTAACTCCTTAGAGCCCGTTTCTTTGTAAAACGGGCACATCATGCTTTTTTATCCTTTGCTTTTGCTATTTTTTCAAGTATATAAATGAGTTTGCTACTGTTTTTTACACTCATTTTAAATGGGTCTGCGATGATTTTTAGCTGCTTGATGATAAATTTTTTAAGCGTTAGTTCGTCCCAGCCAATAATCTTCATTAATTCTTTTATCCTATTTACTTGTGCGGCGCTACTTATGGCTTTTTTATCTCTTGCTATGACTTCTCTGCCTTTAAGATCTATCTCATCTACGCTATTTATAGCTCCATTTAAGAGATCTAAACAGCTATAAAGCTCTTTTATGCTTAGTTTTGCGCTTGAGCAAATTTTAAAATGACAGTCCAAAAACGTCTCCCACGCATCACTTGTTTTTAGCTCTTTATATCGCTTGTGAGTGTGAATTTTACTAAGTAGCTGTCTTCTTAGCATAGCTTGTTTTTCAGTCATTTTGCTCTCCTTCTTGTTTTTTAATAACCTCTCTTATCCTCTCAAATAAAGCATAAATTCTTTGGTCTTTGGCTCTGTTTTCAAAGCTAGGCGTTGCCTTTTTCTTTGGTTCATTTCTTGGCGTTGGTGCTAAGAGTGGATCAAATTTAAAAGCGTCTTTTTCTTTGAACTCCACCTTTGCTTCAATCCTTTTTGGGATAAAATTTAGGGCTTCGTAATCTTTTGCATGTGCTTTGTAGTACTTTCTAGCTTCTATCAAAAACTGCTCTTTGCTATGTTCGAACTCAAATTTAGCCATATTGTGATTAAAGACTATAGTTAATTTTTCATCTTCGCATATCACGCTTTTTATAAATCTATGCAAACTCTCTTTTAGTCCAGCCTTAGCAAGCCCATTGCCAAGAGTATATCTATCAAGCTTATATTTTAGATTAGGTAGTAGCTCCATTTTTTTACCTTTAAAACTATTTTATCAAGCTTTTAAATGCTATTTTTTACTTCGCAGGTCAGCAAAGCCGACCTTTGCGACAGGGAGTTACACTCCCTTGACCCACCTAAAGTCCCCACGAGTGGGGTACCCCTAAACATTTAAAAGCTTTGTAAATTAGTTTAGTCTAAATCAAATTTATTTTTTATTTTTGCGTAGTATTCGCACAGAGTCAAAGCTCTCTCATAAAGCTCACCGCTATCCCATGCATCTATAGCTTCTTGCAAGTCTTCTATCATATCATCAAGATCGCTTAAAATTTCAGTAAGATTTGACAATCGTTTTTCTTTTTCTATCGCTTTTTCCATGATATAGCACATCTTAAACTCCTTTTTGTAGTATCGTTTTGTATCTCCAAAATAGAGAGCCTATACCCACAAGCTGGACACCTGCTATAAGTAGAAGGTGCCACGCATTTACATTTTTTACATATTTTGTAGTTTTTCATTTTTCTCCTATTTTTGATTTCGCACGGCAACAAGTCGCCGTTTGCGACCAAAGTTTAGCACTTTGGAAACGCACTAAAGTTATGCGTCCGACTAAAGCGGACTAAATTTATGTTCTTTTAGCGCACGAATAAATCCGTGCTAAAGAACCAAACACTCTATAAACCTTACATAAGGCTAGGGTCACCCTACGCAGTAGGGACTTTAGTATTGGTTCTTAGTGGCGGTTTTACCGCCACGCTAAAGAACATAAAAACTAGGTGCTTTTTCCTTTATCTCTAGGCACTCTTTTAGCCCGTCATCATCAAGAGCTAGCTCTTTTAACCGTTTTTCAGGCTTATAAATTTTCTCTTCTTTGACAAGCAGACTAAATTTATCACCCAAAAGCAGGGCTAAAGTATCAGCATCTTTTACTTTTACATCCCAGCCTAGAGTTACTTTAAGCTTATTTCCGCTAATGCTTTCAAAGCCTATGCTAAGAGCGTCGCTATTTTCTAAAAGCTCATTTGCTTTATTTGCAATGATATCCTTATACGCTTTAAGTTCATCATTTAAGCTATCTATCTTGCGTTTTAGATAAGCAAACTCATCGACTGCACTCTCTAAGCTTTTATCGTGTATTTTTGTCTCATTTTTTCCTATTTTTACTAGCATTTTTTATCCTTTCTTCTTTTTTGTTTATCTTTTTTAGGCTTATTAGCCAACTTTTTATGTATGCTTGACATATTTTTCTCCTTATGATACTTGTGATAGAGCATGATAGTGCTCTATCCATTTTATATATTCCATGGCTTCTTCATCGCTCATCTCAAAGCAATGTTCTCTTATTTTATCTTTAGGAATGTATGCTCCAGCTAATCCCAAAGCTTCAAATATATTGGCAAAATCAGTGCTGCTAAAACAACTTTCGTTATCTTTTAAAAATTTAATCACATCATCAAGCTCGATATAGTCTTGAATATCTATATCTACATCTACTTCTACAGTTGGCATTACCGCTCCTCCTTTTTATTCGAATTCAAGCTCAGTGATACCAAGCTCTCTAGCATATCTTTTTTCAGCCTTCATTCCAGCACTATCTTTACTATAGACGCTTTTTGCATAGTGTATATATGAGCAGTGTGATAGTAGCTCAAGACAAGCATTCATCACTCGCTCTCTATCACTCTCATCAAAAACATCACAAAACGCTAATACTGGGCTTATTGGCTCATATCCGGCATCTATGACCTTTTGGCACTCCCTTATGGCGATCTTTTTAGCATATTGTCTTCTTTGGTTTTCATCTTTTGCAACACTTATACTAGCGTATGGTGATGCTACATATACTAGTCTCATTGTTCTTTTCATTTTTTCTCCTTATTATTTTATGTTCTTTTAGCGGTGGAGCAAAGCCCCACCTAAAGAACCAAACACTAAAGTCCCTACTGCGTAGGGTGACCCTGTCCCTTAAAGAAAAGAATTTAAAAAATTCTGCCCTTTAATTAAGCCAAAACAACCATTTCAGAGGCTTTTGCAATGACCTCTTTATCAAGTGGCACCTTATAGTATTCACTTAATTTTAAAGCCTTTTTGTAAAGCTTCGCAGAGCTTCTGAAGTTTCCACCACACCACTCATATATCAGCTCACCGCAGTTTGCATAGCTAAAATCGCCTTTGCTAGAAGGCTTTGGCGATGAAAAATACTCTTTACACTCTTCCTTGCTAAGACCTTTCATAATCCACTTTGAGCCGATACGGCTGTAGAGTTGGCGAAGTTCTTTGTTTCTACCCATTAGGTTTTGCAGCAAAATCTCAGTGCCTACAAGCACCAAAGGTGTGCGGCTAAAGTCATGTATGCGACGCAGATCTTCAAGTGCCTTAAGTGGCAGATGCTCAGCTTCATCAATAAGCAGTATCCTTTCACAACCACTTAAATGTTTAGCGACTGCTTTTAGCTTGCCATTTAGGCTTAGTGGAATACTGATCTTAAGCGCTTCTGCAAGGTCATCAAGCAAACTTTTTGCGCTAGTGTGTGGCGTGGCTTCGACAAATACTGCATTTGGATTTGCTTTTACGTATTCTTTTAGGATTGTAGTTTTGCCAGTCCCAGCTGCCCCATAAATCAGCGCTATTTCACGCTCATTTGCAGCTTCATCTATCGCAAAATTACTCATTTGAAAATCTAAGCCTTTAAAGACATCTTCTCTAAACTCTACTGTTTGAACTGGGGCATTTTTCTTAGCGTTTTGGCTATTTAGATAGGCTTTTATCTTTTTAGCAAGTCCTTCATTATCGCCTTTATACTCGCCTTTTTTAAATTGGCTAATTGCCCCAGGACTTACTCCGATACTTCTTGCAAGAGCTGAAGCGCTTACCTCTTCGTCTGTTAGATATGAGCTTAGCTCATTCCTAACATCTTCAAATTTACTCATTTTTGTCTCCTTATTTTTAGGTTTAACCCTTTTTGGTAGCGGTGCGGTAGTGGCTCTAATAAGGAGAGTATTTGCCACCACCAAAAAAGGTTAAAGTTTTTGACAATAAGAAGTTAAAAAACACGTTTTTTGTTTAGAGTTTCATATTTTTGATTTCGCAGGTCAGCAAAGCCGACCTTTGCGACAAACTTTAAAAAAGTTTGAACAAACTAAAGTCCCCGCTTGCGGGGTACCCCTACAAAATTACGCTCTAAAAATATCAGTAAGGGTGACCCTACGCAGTAGGGACTTTAGTATTTGGTTCTTTAGCACGGACTTTGTTCGTGCGTTAAAAGAACATAAAATAAAAAGGCTCACCCTACCTAGCTTTAAAAACGCTTTTTAAAAGCTTTTAAATACGATTTATACACTATTTAAACGCTTTTAAAAAATGTCTTTAAACGCCTTTAAATTATTTCTTCTTAACCATTCCTTCCCAGCTTATCTCTACTTCTTTTTTAGGCTTAGTAGGCACAAGCAGTTCATTTATAACTCTTAAGCTTTTAGCTCTTTTATGTTCAGTCTTTACCAAAGCTCCTAGCTCATCTTCATATTCAAGTGCCGCACTTCCTACCTCCAAAGCCCTTGCATTTTTTACATATTCCACGTGCTCTATAAAACTATCTTGATTTATAGTTGCTGCTTCGTTTGCTGCTTTTCTTACCTTATCGATTTTCTTTTTAGTATAAGCCCTTGCTTCTTTAGCTACTTCAGCACTTACTCCCTCCCCATTATTTAGCCTAGTTCCCACACCGATGAACTCGCCAGTGGCGCTCCAGATATAAATTTCATCTACATTGTTTATATTTGGAACTATCTTAACTTCATCATATTCAAAGCTCTTAGCGCAGATGTAGTAGGCATTATCATGCATAATGCCTTTTTTATAGACTTTTTTAGTTAGCATATTACCAAGTCTTGCGCAAACTAGAGTGCTTGATAACCTCTCTATTCTATCTTCGTCACTCTTATATGCTTCAAGTGGGCTAGTCCCTAGCCTATCAAGCCACCTTCTATTTATAAACTCATCTATATAGTCATCCATTAGCTTTTCAAGGTCGTTTATAAGTAGCATTCTTTTTAGATTAGTTTGCTCGCCTTTTTTAAGACGTCTTTCCATCTTAGAAAATCCAAACTCAATGGCTTGTCTTTGCTCTACAGAGTGCCCTATAAATCCAGCTGTATTTTGACTGAAGTTATCTTGAAAACTTCTCCAACTTCTCTCAATGTATGGTTTTAACCACCCACTATACGCCCTAACAGCAAGGTATTCTATATCCAAGCTCTCAAACGTGCCAGCCATTTCGTTACTTTTAAACGCCTTTCCGTTATCGCCTACTACTCTAAGAGGCTTACCAAATTTAGCTATGTATTTAGCTAAGCAGCGTTTAACTGTATAGATATTTTCACTTTTTCCTATCACGTATGAGCAAACGCCACTACGGACATCTATAAGACCCACTACCGTGTAGCGTTTTTGGTTCTCTTTTACTCTCTCGCAGCACTCTTCAAAGTCTCTAAACGCCTCTTTATTTATCTTCCATATCGCACTAGCTAGATCAAGTCTGATTTTTTTAGCAAACAGATCAAGCGTTGTAGCGTCTATCTCTACATACTCATTTACAAAATCTGCCCTCCAGTCAGCTTTGCCAACTCCGGCTAGTTTTGAATTCACCGCTGTGTCATAGCCTTTTTCTATGTATAGAACCGTAGTTGGATTCTCTTTTTTCCACTTGTTTACATATCTATTTATAGAGTCGTAGGCTACTATCTCTTTTTGTTTGCCGATGAACTCATCATGGCTTAAAAGCCCTAAGCTTACAAAGTGGTGATGAAGTCTATTATAGATATTATATGAGCTTATCTTTCCTTGAGAGGCAAGGATTAGCTCATCTACTTTTTCTTTATATCCTAATAACTCCACAAGAAGTGGTCTGTTGCCACCACGCTCATCAACTAGCCCTTTTATGCCGCCATTTGCGTATCTTCTAGCCCAGTCGTAAATTTGCCCTTTTGATACTCTTTTGCCATACATATTGTTTATGTTTATGTATTGCAAAAACGCATCTATTTTTACTTTTCTATCACGAGCCTTTAGCCAAAGCTTTACTACTTTGGCTTTTAGAAATGCATCTGCTTTTTTATCATCATTTATATTCATATCATCAAAAAGCTCTGCTAAGCTATTTTTTTGCTCTATAGCATAGCTTTGAAACTCATCCACGCTATCATCAGCATTATCACGTTTGCCGCTAGATATATGTGGGTTTCGAATCTCTTCCAAATTTGCTTTATTTTCTTTATCATTAATGTCCTTTGAAATCTCTCTTCTATTATCACTTGTGACGCCCACACAAACGCCACTATTATCGATATCCACAGCAAAACCGCCCATATTATGAATATTGCAAAAATTGCCACTAACACTATTTTTGACATCACTCTTATCCCATTTATCTATCACCAAATTTGCCTTATTAGCTCTATTTTCCCTAATATCTGCTCCTATCACAGACTCTCTATCTGCGATAGTTCTGTTTTGGCTGCTTTTATCCAAGCTCTTTTCTTGCGTTTTATAGCTAGTTTTACTATATTTTTCATCATTTACGCTACCCTCACTGCTTTTTGGCTCAAGGCTTGTCTCTTTTGTAGTGTCTTCTTGCCGATCTTTACTGCTCTTATACTCACCTTGCCACTGCGCGCTGACAGGGTCACAACGAAGCCCTTGCTTTGCAAATGCTCTGCTAGTTCTAGTATGCTTGATATTTTCATTGCTCTCTCCTTTTGTGTCTTTTGTAGCCAAAGTTTTATTACTCCAAATTTCTGCTTCATTCGAGTTTTCTTTTGCTTCATTTGGGTCACATTCACAAATTCCCGCCAAAAACTCATTCGAGTTTTCTTTTGCGGGAATTTTATCTAGCCAAATTTGGAGGACTTTGCCACCACGACCTATGCCATCAACATAAATAAAGTTGCATATATGAGACTTTATTTTACAAATTTTTTTATTTGCTTTTGTAGCACGCAAACAAGCCTTTTCTACAGACTTATTACTTACTCCAAGTGCACCAGCCGCAGTCTTACTATCTACCCACAT